ATGTATTGGCAAACAGCATAAGTTTTACCAGAACGAGTTCCACCTTGTAATACGGCAAATCGTTTTTCGGATTTTACTAAATGTTCGAGCTGAACATTAGCTTTCAGATTCTTCTTTTCTCTTGTGGATTTCAAAAATTATATCTGTTTCGACATCTGAACTGTGTTCAATTTCTTGACGTTCAACATATCCTCTTTTTTTGCCTTTTGTTTTTAATAAAAATAAAGTTGCTGCTGGGTTATGGTTTTCTACCATTTTATGAAGTGCTGATTCTGCAAAATCTAAAACTACTTCTTGAAGATCTTCTACATTAATTTTATAATCTTTATCTGATTCCATCCATTTATAATGCGTAGTTCTTTCAATCCCAACCATTTTAGCAGCAGTAGTTACAACACCTAAAGTTTTTTCAAGTGCTTCTAACATTGCTTTCTTTTTTAATGCTGTTGAATTTTGTTGACTCATTTTACAAAATTACATAAAAAAAGGGGAGTTATACCCCCCTCTGGTTTTTGAAAAATATTATATATCAAAAGTACAAATACGTTCTTTCTCATAATCCTCGAAAGATTCATAAAAAGTTTCTTCACCAGTTTCAAAATCAGTATAAATATATTCTACTTCTTTACCAAAAGCTGATGCTATTTGTATTGAATCAAATTCTAAAGCTATATAAACATAACCTGTTTGTTCATTAAACCCTACTTCCGTAATATCTTCTCCAGCAAAATATTTTGCATAAGCCTTATAACATTTTGCTAATCCTTTTGCTTCTAAATAAGCTAAACTTGTGTTTTGTGTAATTATCATAACTTCTTTGTTTTATTATTTATTAATTTTTTCTTCCACACAAAGGATATAATCTTGTATAATAAGATTGACCTTTTTTAATTCTTTTTTTATTATTAAAAACTATATCTGAATCAGCTGTGTGATGTTGTGTAGAGTAATATCCTATTTCTTCTCTATCTGGTTGATCAATAAGTTTAGTACCTATTAATTTAGTATTAATTATATATTCTATAAAATAACCTATATTTTTAAATTGTGTTTGCATTTGTTATTGTTTTATTTATAGTGCTAATATAAAATAAATTTTAATAATAAAAAAATATTTTAATTATTTTTTATGTATTTCACTTAATATTTTTGGTACAGTATTATTCCACTTTATTTTATGATGTAACCTTTTATGTTTATTACCCATTAAATTAATTTTTACTGATGATGGGGAAAATAAAATTGTATAAAAAGATTTTACATAAGTTCCTCCATCTAAATAAAATTCAGTTAAACCGCCAGAATTACTTTGTGTTTGTAATTGTTGTACTGATAATTGTGAAGTTGTAAAAAACACCCCCCCTGTTGTAGCAAGAGCAACATATGTGTTTACATCTTCATTGATTCTGCCAATAAAGTTAAATCTTCTATCAGTAGAACAAAAGAAAGTATTCATACATTTCCTTTTTAATTGTACTTTTTGTGCAAAACCAGATTCTTTACCACCAATATAATCACCACCTTGCGCAAGTGCTATTGATAAAACGTTTGTTTTTTTATAAAATTTAAGAATTGATTTAAAAACAGTATCAAGGTTTTTTATCCCTTTATAAACATACTTTAATTCATTATTAAACCTATATCCAAAGTCTGTATAATCATCATCAAGAACTAAAAAATACTTAATATTTAATTTTTTTGCTACATCGAAAACAGCATTTCTCGCATATACTACTACTCTACGATCATCAAAATTATCTCCAATATCAAATTTATTTATGTAATCTTCTTTGTTAAAAACACAAACTTTGTCTTTATAGAATTTTTTATAATTGCCAAGTTGTTTGTCATCTGTAGAACATAAAAAATATACTTTTCCAGTATAACCTTGTTTTTTTAGAGTTTCAAAAGTATATACTTTTTCTGCTCTTCCATAGGTTAAAATAAATACAGCAAAATCATTCATTTATAAAAGATTTAGCAACTTCTTCACTTAATTCTATAAATCCATTTTCGATTGCCTTGTTATAATCAATTATTATTAGTGCAGAATCTTCCATTAACTCTTGAACATCTTTATCTGAATGCGCATAGTAATTAGCAATTTTACTATAATCGAAAACATAATGCCTGTAAGCTGCTAATTTTAAAAACTCTTTGTCTTGTTTTTTTATTTTAGAATTTTCAATTTTATCTATTAATTCTTTTACTTTATTTTGATCAACAAGGTCTTTAATTTTTGGTTTTTCTCCAGTAGGCTCGTAGATTGGTGCTTCTATTTTTCTTGTATAATTTTCATCTTCTTCTTCTATTTCTTCATCATAGGTTTCAAATTGTGGTATATCTAAACCCCAATCATTTAATGTTTGTATATCCCATCCATTAGCTACCATATCCCAATCCCATTCACCATAACCGAGATTATCTTTTATAATAAATTCCTTCTTCTGTTCTTCTGTCCAACCTTTAACTTGATGTACAGGCACTTCAAACACCCCCGCTGATTTTAATGCTTTTAATCTCATATTCCCCCCTAACACAATCATATTTTCATCTACTACGAGAGGTCGAGTTTCAAGCATTTCAGGAAATTCTTTAATGGATTTAACTAACTTTTTAAATTTAGCGTCAGTTATGTAGCGTGGATTTTCTTCGTTCGGTTTTATTACCGATATGTTTACTTTTTTTATCATCCTTTTTTGTTTGTATTTCGCAGTAACATTTGCCAACTTCAAGCCAACAATTACAAGTATTTTTTACTTTATCCATTATTAACAAACCAATGAATATTTATACCAAAAATTAAGAAAAAAAACTGTAATGTATGTCTTTTATCATCTGCAATTACTTCTAATTGTTCTATATCCTCATTCGAATAATTTATGCCAATCATTCCACCATAAATCGGAAAAAAGTCAATTTGTAGCATTATTTAACTTATTGTACAAAAATAAATAAAATTCCCAGATAGCATCCATATAGTATTTAACATCATATTCTTTACCACTTGTTTTAGAGACTCCATTTATCTCATAAATAAGTATATACTTGCCTTTTTTTAGTTTTGGATAAATTCTAATATTATTATCACAACACCACTTAAATGCTTTATAATGTTTTTCGTTTGTTGTCATTTAAAATATTGTCTTTTTAATATTATTTGCTACTGCCTCTACCACATTCACAGTCACAGCATTTCCACACATTTTGTAGCGTTGTGTGTCAGAAATTAAACCTTTTGTTCCATATTTGGTCCAGTTATCAGGGAAACCTTGTAATCTTTCGCACTCTATTGGTGTTAATCTTCTTATTTTGTCATAAAATATTGCTTGATTACAAGAAGTATCTAAAGTTTGTGAAATATTTTTACCAACCCTCCCCCTTCTTGTTTTTGAATTTGGGTTTGAATAACTAATACTGTCACCTTTTTTGGCAATTTCATAACCTTTTTTTGTATTAGAATTAACTTTTATATAAGTATCATCATTTCCCATTTTATGTATTCTACTACTCAAAGTTCGTGAATGTGCAATTTGCTTACTTGTTGATTTCCTTGTTTTGTTCCTGATCTTTTTATCAATGTTGTTATTAATTTCTTTGATAGGAAATATTTGTCCTCCACTTTCGTTTCCAATATATCCGACAAGATAGATTCTCTCTCTATTTTGGGGTAAAAACCACTTTGTATTAAGCAGTTGCCATTCAAGTCTATAACCCCCAATGTTGGCAAAGGCTTGGATAATTGCCCAAAAGTCTGCGCCAGAATTACTGGAGAAAGTTCCTTTAACGTTTTCCCAGATAAAAAAACGTGGTCTGCACTCGCTAATGAGTCTAATTGCTTCGCTAATAAGGGAGCTTCTATCCCCTTCAAGACCTTTGCGTTTTCCTGCGAGGCTAAAATCTTGGCAAGGACTTCCGAAAGTGATGGCATCAATTTTTGGTAAGTTTCTTGACTGAATATTTGTAACTGATCCGACATAAGTTGAGTTTTTAAAATTGTTTTTATATACATCTATTGCATATTTATCTATTTCAGAATTAAAAGCATTTACTTTAAACCCTGCTTTTTCTAATCCAAGGTGAAAACCACCTATACCACTAAATAAATCTAAAACATTTATATCCATAATTAAAAAGGTATTTGATCAGACATTACAGTAAATCTTTGCTTTTTTTCATCTATTTGTTTATATACCCCCCCATTCTTAAAATCTGGTGCTAACATAAAATCTCCTTGTTGTCCGTTTTCTTTTCTTTTTACTTTCTGAACATATATCTGTACGCTATCTGAATCATATTTTGTTTTTTGCCCAAGATTACGATAAACAGTAATACAATTATATGCCTTATTAAAAAAGTCACTTGATCCAGATATATCATAGGGAGTAGGAACTCGATATGTTCCGTTATCTATATCCATTTTTCTTGGATGTGCAACTAAAAATAAATGCGTGTTTGTTTGTTGGCAAAACTGTGTTATTTCACCCAGCATTGTTCCTACATAAGTATAATCTCTTTGTGCTGAATGGTCAAGCGTATTCCAAGGATCTATAACACAAATATTAGTTCCTTTTTGCAAAACAAGTTCTTTAAACTTTTCTAATATATTTTTAAGTGTTAGGTTTTCAAGATCAATTTTTACAAAATCAAAATGTTCTTTTATAAAAGTTTTACTTGCATTTAATGTATTAGCATCACAAAATTTTGCATTTAATTTATTTGCTATTCTTTTTATATGTGCCTCGTATGGAAATGATTCTGGAGAAAACATTGCTATTCTAAAATCGTGTTTTAAAGCAAGGTTACAACAGATTTGATCACAAAAATCAGATTTACCAGAATTAGGTATTCCTGTTAAAACTGTCCATTCTCCAAAAGCAATTTTAAAGAAATCATCGCTATCGCCCAAAGCCACGCTATAGTTAGTAATCCCATTTTCAGAATAATTTAAAACATTAGACCAAATATCGTCAATATTTACTATACCATCAAGAGGAAAATCTTTTGTTATATTTATATAATCACGAAGTACAGTTGCTCCTTTTTCAACTAAAACTTCATTAGCATCTTTGTATTCACCAAACTCAACATATTTACATCGGTATTTACCAAATCTTCGAGCAAGTTCATTACGAAGTGAAAGCCCTGCTGAATCGTTATCTGTACAAAGAATAATTTTCTTTTTATCTACAAAATATTTCCAACAATTATCAAGATATTCTAAACGTTGATTTCCTTTTGAAGCCCCATTCGGAACTGAACAAACTGAATATATACCAGCTTCAAAAAAACTTAAAGCATCCATTTCTCCTTCGACTATATAAACAGTGTCCATTTCATTTAAATTATCTAATCCATAAAATATAAGTTCAGCACCAGAAACCATTTTAAAATTCTTTTCTGCATCTCTAAATTTTATATTTATTAATTGATTATCTCGATAATAATTAAAATTAATTGCCTTTCGTTTTTTATCTATTTGAGGAAAATATTCAACTGATTCAGTTACTTTCCAATTTTTTAAAGTTGCTTCTGTAATTCCACGTTGTTTAAAATAACTTAATGTTCGTTCACTTAAATCTGTTTTTATAACTTGTGGTAAAACATATTCCTTTTTTTCTTTTAGTTTAACATTGCCAGACCATCCACAATGATGACAGTTATATAATCCTAATTCAAGATTAATTGCAAGAGGTGTATCTTGTTTGTTTTTTCTTGTATGTGAACACTTTGGGCATTTTAGTTTTTGTTGTTTTGCTGTTCCTTTTGGCTCTATGCCAATATCAATAAAATCTTCGATCATTATTTAAAATTTTGTTTATAGTTTGTTCGTTCAACTTGTAATTTATAAAATTCAAATGCTCTGAATCCTGTAATATGAGAATCAGTAGGTACAAAATACCTCCAACCCTTTGATGCTCCATTAGCTATGTAATAAAACAAAAAAGCAGCAAGTTTCCCAGTATTTTTTTTAAAAATTATTGTTGCTGTATGATCACTTGTTGGAATTATTTCAGCAATTTTAAAATCTTCATTATTATAATTGCCTTCTCTATCTTTTCTTGAATAACGTTTTTCAATTTCGATTGCAAAATCATTTAATTCTTTAGCTATTGCTTTATTCATATTTCAACTTGTTTTAAATCTTTTCCGAATTTATACATAAAGACATCAATGTATTTTGTGCCTTCTTTATTTTTTCTACGAAGTTTCGGAAGTGCTAAAAATTGTTGTTTCCAAAAATCATCTTGTAAAACTATTTTTACAAGTAGGTATAATTTCTTTGGGGATATTTTTTCAATACGATTTACTTCATCAATTGTTGTACACCAAGAACGTTTTTGTGCTGGGGTTTTAGGTCTTAAATCTTCATCAAATAAATTACAAATAGGCACAAAACTTTTTTGAATCTCTTGTGGAAAATCGGCAAATGATTTTTCTTTTTTTGATTTTACACTATT